GTTTGCCAGTCGCTCGATAGTTCTGTGTGAGTAAAAAAAATCCCATTTCCGCATAATGAAACCGAAGATCACCCCAAAGAGAGGCAAAGGCCGCCCGCGTAATCCTGTGACGGATCACATTGCCGATGAGCTTGCTGTAACGAAACGGCAGGCTCGAAACCTTGTCGCCGAATCCGAGACCACCGGAATGCCGGTGGAGGACATGAAGGCGGCGAGGCTGAGGAAGCTGAAGCTCGAGGGCGACCGCATCGAGTATCTGCTCGAGGTCACCAAGGGGAAGCATATTGCGAAGGAGAAGGTAGAGGAAGAAATGATCGCGCTTGGCATGGCCGTGAAGGCGCAACTCCACTCATGGGTGGGCGCATTGCCTGGGCGACTTGAGGGTCTATCGGCGGCTCAGATGGTGCCGATCCTCGAAGACGAAATAAACCGCGTTCTGAAAACACTCTCCGACGAATGATCGCAGAATATTTTAAACTCGGAGTGAACCCCGGCGAGCGGCTGAGTCCGGTGCAATGGATGTCTCGGCATGTGGTCGTTCCTCACTCGGCGCGAAATACGCAATTTGATTCCACGACAGCGCAATGGATGAACGAACCCATCGAAGAAATCGCCAAAGACACGAACGACGAAATCATTATTTGCGCACCTGTCGGCAGCGGGAAGACAACGCTGTTCGAGGCGCTATTGGCATGGATCATCTCGGAGAACCCCGGCCCGACACTGGTAACAGGGCAGACAGACAAGACGGCGAAGCAGTGGGCAGAGTCACGCCTCGGGCCGATGCTGGAAGCGATCCCCTCCGTCGCAAAGCTCTTCCCGAAAGACCGACACCAAAAGCGCAAGACCGAGATCCTTTTCCCACACATGCCGCTCTTCATCGGCGGGGCAAACCTCACCAGCCTTCAGGAGAAATCTATCCGGTGGGCGATAGCTGACGAGGTGTGGCGTTGGAAGCGTGGCATGCTCGAGGAATTCCGCCGGCGAACTCACGACCGATGGAATGCCCGCCGCATTCTGGTGTCGCAAGGAGGTGAGGAGGGCGATGATTTCCACGACGCAGAAGACTTATGCGAAAAGCGCGAATTCTCTTGGCAGTGCTTATGCGGTGAAGTGCATGCGTGGGACTTTAAAAACATAGCCTTCGACCGTGAGACCGATGGAAATGGGGCGATGCTCTGGGACCGAGTGGCGAAGAGCGCGCGGCTCGTGTGCCCCACATGCTCGCACGAATACATGGACGACCCGCGCATCCGCCGCGCCTTGTCATCTGGCTCTCGCTACATCGTGAAATCGCACGGCGCGCCTGGGCGGATCGCCTTCCACTACGATGCCGCTGCTGTTTGGTGGATTCCGTGGGGGTCGCTCGCTGTCGAGTGGGTCAAGGCGGATCTCGACCGCAAGGCAGGCGACACAGAAGCGATGAAGCAATTTATCCAAAAGCGCAACGCCCGCCGGTGGACCATCCAAGGCACCGGAGCCACCAGCGCCGAAGTGCTCGCCTGCCGCAAAGACTACCTTCGCGGAGCCTGCCCCATCGATCCGGTGGCTATTACGCTCTCGGCGGACGTTGGCCAAGATACATCGCACTGGACGACGATGGTATTTGCAGAAAATGGAGACGCCTATGTCATCGACTACGGCACCGTCACCGGCATCGACGACATGCTCGAGGTCGCTCAGTCGCAGAAATACAAGACGCCAGATGGCAGGGAGGTCACGCCGATTGGCGGCCTGCTCGATTCAGGCTTCAACGCAAACGCCGTATACCGCGCATGCTATCTGTCGGGTAATTTCTTTTTCCCGGCCAAGGGATCAGGCGCAAACTTCGGCAGCATCTCCGAGAGCGTGCTGAAGGAATACCCAACGATGCCGCTCTACACCGTCAACGAATTCGCGTCGAAAGTCTCGCTCTTCATCGACCGAATCGCAAAGCGGAAATCCCCGTTTCTATTTTTCCCCAAGGACTCAGGCGAAGAATTCCTTTCCGCCTTCATGGGTCAAAAAATCATCGTCAGCAAAAAAGGCCGCAAAGAATGGCGCTCGGTGGCAGGTGACCACTTTGCCGACTCCGTGCGCCTTAACTACGCCTGCGCTCAACAACTGCGCAAAACTGGAGCCATTGAATTCAAATGAAAAAATCCCAACTTTGGAAAATCTACTGCGCAAAGAATCCCGCATTCGAGCGAGATGGAAATGTTACTTTGTCAACGCGCGGCCTGCGCAAACTCTTCGACCAAACATGGGACTACGCCTTTCACGAAGGCGAAGAGGAGAACGAACACGCGCCGGTTAACAACTCAAAATCCGTGGACGATCTTCGGAAAATCTTCGGATTCTGATCATTTTCTTAACGCCACGAAATTGATCCAGTGAACCATACGACTTTGCAAAAATGCCATACGACTTACGACTCAGCATGCGACATTATCGAATCGCATTGGGTCTTCCGCTCAAAAATCACAGCGGCCTTTTTTGAAAAATGTGAAGAGGCGCGCAACTTGAGGCGCGAGCGGGATGCGGCCGTTGCAGAATTAGAGCATGTGCGCAAGATGTCCGGATATTTGCAGAAAGAGTTGTTGCAAATAAAAATAGAATACGGAATTTATAAGCACCCCAATTTGGTCACGAAACAGATTTCGTGACCAAACTTTGACTCGCCCGTAAATCTATCAAACCCGCCGCGCCTCTGCTTGCATGCGTAATTCGGCGGGTCTTTTTTTGTCAGAAAAACGTATACAAATTTCCGACAAAACTACGTTGAAAAAACAGGGTCGTTTTTTCAACATGTTTAGAAAGTGACCGGCAAACTCAAGCCACGCCTGAACTGCTCGCCAGATTCTAAACTTTGACTCTCCCGCCTCCTTGCAGGCAGGCGGATATACGACCGGATCGGCCTCTCGTAGAAGCACACTGAACTCCGGTGGGATGGGCGGTCATTTATGACCCAAGACTCCCGAAAGCCCACGCTTGAAAAGGAAGTGCACACCGTCCCTGCATTTCCCTTTTGACACGCCCGCCGAGGCGTGACCGACCTCGACAAAATCAGCGGAGTTAAATCCTTCCTTCGCCGCACCAAGACAACCGCCGAACTCGAAGCCTTGGCGCTCGCCACCTTCGCATCGGCAACCGAGGAAGTCGTCATCACATCCCTCGGCTCTGAAGGCGCAAGCAGCGCCGGACAAATCAGCTTTCCGAAGTGGCTCTTGCTCCAGGCAGTCGAAGAACTCCTCACTGAAGGACCGAACGGACGCCAACTTTTCGCCATTGCCGACCGCTCCCGATACGGCACCGCCGTTTGACACGTCGCCTGTGGCGTGTCGTCAAAATCAAAGAAATCAAGTTGGGGTGGAACCCGCACCGGCGCTGGTCGCCCGCGCAAGCTGGACGCAAAAGGAGCCGCATTTGAAGCCGCTCAACCTTCGCTAAATCGCGGCCTCGTATGGGTGCCGACGACAGACCCCAAGCGCGAACTCACGGCACACACGCGCATGGAGATCCTGCGTCTCTCTCGCTGGCTCTACAACAACGCCCCACAGGCAACCTACATCGTGGAGCACCTGGCACAGCGTGCCATCGGAACCGGCATTGTCGTGCAGCCGAAAACCTCAAACGCCGCGTGGAATAAAAAGGTCGATCAGTATTTTGAAGATCGGAACTGCGCAGAGGCATGGGCATTCGATGCCGGCGCACAGGTCAATTTCTACACCGCGCAATCTCTCATCCTCCGACAGGTCGCAATCGACGGCGACTTCTTCGCGCAATTTTTAAAGACCAAAGAAGATGCCGCCCGCGTGCGGTTCATCGGCGGCGAAGCCATTGGCGGCACTGCCAGCTTTGGAAACACGGACGACTTCACGCATGACGGCGTGCGCCTCGATCAATTCGGCGCTCCTTCAGCCTACACGATCGGCGGCAAAGAAATCTCTGCCGATCAAGTTTTGCACATGCGCCACATCCGCCGGCACGGCCAGCCGCGCGGCGTCTCGTGGTTGCACTCCGCAGTCTCCAACCTCCGCGACATTTCCGAAATAAATGGATTCGTGAAAGGCGCTTACAAGGCAGGCGCGCAAATCGGCTACATGGTGACGTCCACCGAAGTCGCCAAGATCGGCCTCGGTGCCGGTCTCAAGTCCACCACCAACGAAGTCGGAGACCTCGCCACCAGCGATTTACCAAACGGCATCCTCCTCCCGCGCCTTAAGCCAGGCGAAAAGCTCGAAGCCTTTAAAAACGATATCCCCGGCAACACCTACGAAGCCGTGATGCGCGCCCTCCGCTCTGATGTCGCTTTCGCTATCGGCCTGCCACCCGAGGCCATGATGGTCAATGTCGGTTTGGCAGGCACCGAGCAGAGAGCCGTTTTGGAAGTGACTCAGAACTTCCTCGAGCGCCTGCAACAGATGGTCATCGATCAGTTTTGCCGCCCTTTTTACAAGTATTGGCTCTGGCACGAAATCCAAGCAGGCCGCTTGGAATACCCAGGAGACGACTGGTGGCGCCACGAATGGCTCGCCCCGCGCAAAATCACCGTGGACTCGGGCCGCGATGCCCGCGCCTACAGCGAGCAACTCGACAAGGGCCATCTCTCCCCAACGCGCTTTTACAACATGCAGGGACTCCGCGCGGAGGAGGAAGAGGAGGACGTCATTCAGACCTACGTCCGCCGCCAAACCAAGTGCGAAGCCCTCGGCCTCGATGTCACGCAGGTCTTCCCGAACAAGCTCCGCACCGACGCCCCCGAACCCGTCGAAGACGCGGAAGAAGTCTCCACGCCAGCACAGCCCTCCACACCTCAACAGCCATGACCACATCCACATCCACCCCGAAATTCTATGCTCTGGAAAAAACCGGCAACAATGAAACCACCGTCACTCTCTACGACGAGATCGGTGCTTTCGGCGCAGGCTCAAAAGAATTCCTTGCAGACCTCGGCAAGCTCTCAGGCCAACACATTCACCTCCGCATCAACTCGCCCGGTGGGTCCGTGGTTGAGGGAACGGCCATTTACAACGCGCTTCGCAGGCACGAAGGCGGTCTGACCGTCCACATCGACGCAATGGCGGCATCCATGGCCAGCGTCATCGCCATGGCAGGCGAGCCAGTTTACATGGCCGACAACGCGCTGCTCATGATTCACAACCCGTGGACGGTCTCCATGGGGGAGAGCAAAGACCTCCGCAAAGAGGCGGATCTTCTCGACAAACTCAAAGTCAATCTTCGCAACGCCTCTGTGCGCAAGACCGGCATCAACGCTGAAGAAATCGGCGCAATGATGGACGCCGAGACATGGCTCGATGCGGTCGAAGCCGTCGCCCTCGGATTTGCCGATGCCATCGAGGAAGGCGTTGCCGCAGCGGCAACAGCAACCCCCGAAATGCTCCGCGCACGTTTTGACACCTTCGCAAAGGGAAAACCTATGGACAACATTGAAACACCAGCCGCCCCAGAAGTAGAGGCCACCGTCGTGAGCGAATCCGCTCCCGTTGAGCAACCCGCTCCCGAACCCGCTCCCGAAGTCGCAGCCGAAGCGCCAGCCGCCGAAGCTCCCGCCGAAGAGATCGCAGAAACTCCCGCCGCTCCCGCAGTGGAAGAACCACAGGCCAAGCTCGTGGCAGCCGATGCAATCCTCGCCAAGTTCAACGCCCTGCTCGTAGAGCGCGACGCCGCCGTGGCCGGACTCAAAGAAGCCAGCGCAAAGATCGAATTCCTCCGCGCCGAAATCGCCGTGGAGCGTGAATCCCTCGACCGCCTCGAGCGTAGTTTCGGCCTCTCAGCCGCCCGCGAAATCCCCGAAGTCCTGCCGACTCAGAACGCGGAAAACATCTACGACCTGTGGAAGAACGCCACCGGCGCAGAGAAGACACGGATCTTCCGCGCAAACCGAAAGGCACTCGAAATCGCGGCGAAGAATTTGACACCGCAATAAATCACGAAAACCCGAATCCAACTCCTCACCTAAAAAAACACCATGGCTACAACCATCTCATCCGAACTGAAACTGAATGTCGTTCTCGACAGCGCGCTCGTCGCCCTGCGCGAGGCACTTCTCCCGCTTAACTCCTTCTCGACCGTTTACAACTCGGTTCCGTTGCAAGGAACCGACAAGATCGCCGTCCCGTTCTTCCCGCTCGCTACTGACTCCACGAGCGACTTCAACGGCACGTATTCGTTCAGCGACACGAACGCGATCAACAGCCGCGAGATCACAGTGAACAAGCGCAAGTATCAAGCGCTCTCCTTCACCTCCAGCGAACTCGCCCGCCAG